GAAGGCTGACCAAATCAGAAAGACTTATTCCGACAAAGCAATACAACAAGAAATTGAATTTCAAAACAGACTTAAAGAAGTAACAACAAACGAAAACCTTTCACGTGCCGAACTAATTAACCAGGATTATCAAAAGCAATTAGCGGACTTTCAAAAATTGCTTACTGACAAATTAATCACTAAAGACCAATTTGCACAACTTGAACAAGCGGCAGATGCTCAACGTGTAAGTAACCAAGAAACATTAGAGGCTGAATATGCGGTGCGTGACCGTGAAGCGAAAGCGTTAATGATGGAAGAAGGTTACGCGAAAAAAGTTGAAATGCTTGACATTCAAAAACAAGAAGACCTTTCACGTTCCGATTTAACCGAACAAGAAAAACTTGCAATTGAACACCAGTATGCTGAGAAACGAGCTGAACTTGAACAAGCTGAACGAGAAAGAAAAGTTGAAGCCGTAAACAAAACAACTCAAATGGTTGCCGACATTACTAAGTCAGGTTTACAAGGCTTGTCAGACCTTGTCGGCGCGTTTGCTGGTAAGTCGGTTGCGTCACAAAAGAAAGCGTTTGAAACTCAGAAAAAAATCAATATAGTAATGGCAACTATTGACATGATTAAAGGCGCGGTTTCGGCTTTCTCAAATGCAATGCAACTTGGTCCTATTGCTGGTCCTATTGTCGGTGCTTTGGTTGCTGCGTCGGTTGTCGCTTCGGGTATTGCAAACATTAAAAAGATTTCAGCAACGAAGTTCGAAGGCGGTGGCACAACTTCACCAACTGCACCAAGTTCCAATATTGGAGGTGGCGAAACGGGTGGTTCAACTGCGGGGGCGGCTTCACCTTCATTTAATTTATTTGGCGGTGCAAACCAAGCCAACACAATGACTGGTTCGAAGTCTGCTGAAGCGGGACAGACAACAATTCAAGCGGTGGTTGTTGAATCTGAAATTACAACAAGCCAAAACAAGGTTAAACGAATGCAAGAAAGCGCGACATTATGACAAGTTACTATTCTTTACTTAATAAAATTGAAGCGTTTTGTGACGCTCATTTACAAATTAAAAAGTTTGCGGGTGAATTTCGTGAGCAAATGCCGAACTTTTGTACACTGGATGAAAAGTACCCGGTTGTTTTTGTAGTGCCGAACGCGAGTTTACCTACATTAAATCAAAAGGATTTTACAATAGACATCTATTGTGTGGATGTTATTCAAAAAGACCGCGCAAATTTGAATGTAATATTGTCCGACACTGAGTTAATCTTAAACGACATTTACCTTTACTTTTCGGATGGTCCTGACTTGAGTGTTGAAATACTAAGTTCGCCGACATTAACACCACTAAACAATTTTGATTTGGATTACGTTGCGGGGTGGTTTATGACCGTGACATTTCAAGTGAATGGATATTGTGTTGAAGCAATACCGATTGAATCTATTGAACCGGGTCAAGGTGGTTGCCCAAGTGCAAGGATTGAAAACTCAAGCGGAACTTATAATTCTTTAATCCCTTCAGGTGACACGCTAATTTTGCCTGACGTTAATATTCGTGTTCTTGACGAATTAGGTAATGTACTTTCAGTTGCCGACTATCCAAGTGTTGAAGACCAAACAATAACCGTGGATTGCCCTGACTGCATTGATGGCGTTGCGAAAATTAAAAAGTCTGGTGACGGAACTATTGTAAACTTGAACGTGCCGTGTGGTGGTGTTGTTGAATACGATGTCGCTGACAATCAAATTTCAGTTAACGGAACTTTTGTAACTGGTATAGATGCGACTGACCCGCTTGACGTACTTGTAAAAGACGAAAACGCAAACACAATAGTACCTTCAAACATTACTTACTTAGGCAACCAACACCATTTAATATTAGAAATTGACACTACTGGCTTTGTTCCGGTTGGTGCGCAACTATTAAAAACTGGTCAAACAATAAGTTATGCAAGTCACGACGATGGCGCTATTGAAGCTGGTCGTTTAAATAGTTTTGAATTGCTTTGGAAAAACAACGTATTCGGAAATAACAAACGATTTACGGACACGTTAGGACTTTCACTATACGCCAATCAATGGGTCATTGACTGGTCAACTTTTGCCGACAATAAGGTGCTTGGTTACTATATTAATATCGGTGGCGGTGTAACTTGGGCGATTGCGGTTAGTAATTCATTCGGTACTTTTGGTGGTTTCGGGCAATGTCGCCTTGCAAACATTCGCGAGTTGTTTAATATTGCTACATTTGGAAATGCAAGTGGTTGTTTAAATTACGCGCCGTTTAACGTTGGCGCGTTTTACCTTGCGTCAAGTACAACGCAACCCGACAACGCGGCAAACGCGATGTATATGTACACCGCAGCGCAACCAATTGTAAACGGACTTGACAAAACGGCGGCTGCCTTTAGGTATATTCCCGTGCGCGACTTTACTTGGAACGGAACTAATTTAATTTAATAGATATGACTTACAGATTTGAACAATTCAATGTTGAAATAACAGACCCAGTTGTAAACGTGGTTTGCGTGAATGACAATATAAACACGAAAACTTGTTCTGTTGACATAACACTAACAACCGAAACCGCTGAATTTGGTGTAAACTTACAAGGCTTTACTTACGAAATAACTTGGGATGATTCAGACATTGAAGCGTGGGTAGCAACTGAACTTGTTAATTACGAAGTTTAATGGCTACGTTTAAAGTAAAATACGCGACCCGTAATAAACTCGCAAAGGCGTTGCAGCGTACTATTAAAGATTTAACTTTAATTGAAACCTACGATTTGTATAATTCGGTTCGTATTTCTGCAATGTCAGGAACGCGCTTAAATGAAATTAACCTTATTGTAAACGTGCTATATTACTATTATTTTCTTGACGAAGGAACGCAATACATTGCCCCGTTTGACATAACGGAACGTTGGTTAGGTAGTTCAGAAGTTCAAAGTATTATTAATGAAGTAATGCAAGAATATATTGCTTGGCAGTTCGAAACATACCCACTTCTTGAAATGGCTACAATATTAAACAACCCTAAATTGACGTTAACGTTTAACTGGATAGATGACCCTTACGGATTACCAGCGGGTGAAGTGAGCAGTTTAATAGGTTAAACCGCTAAGTCTTTTTTCATTGAAAGCATATTGAAAGCAAAGATTGCCGACAAGTTAGTAACGTCTTCAATTTTAGTTATGTCTTCGTTGGCTAAAGTGTAAAGCGTTTGCTCCCAAGACCAGCGTTTAAACTTCTTTTCCTCTTGTTCAGCTTTGATGTCTTCAGCGTCGAGTTCTTCGTCTTCGTCGGGTTCGGTTATTATTGGTTCAAATAAATTGTTGTACACGTTCAGAAAGTTTTCACGCCATTTTAAATAAATAGGAATGATTTCGTACACGTGTGTAATAGGTAAGTTTATAAATTCGTCTTTGCGTTCGTTTAAATCAAAAGAATAAGGTTCACGAAGTTCGTTACCCCATTCGTCTTGTTTAGTTTTACGCCAAAATATTGCGCAAATCTTGGTTAAATTCTTAACATAACCGTCGGCGAAGAAAAACTCAAGGTCAATAAATTCACCTAACTTTAATTTGTCAGGGTGCGCAAACACGAATGATTCAATACGCTTTTGTAACTTGTTTCTTGGTTGTTGTTTTAACCAAGTTACTTGGTCAATTACTTCGTTAAGTTCGTCGAAGTCCATCTCAAGAAAGTATTCGTCTTCTTCGTCTAAGAGAATCGAAAGCACTTCAATTTCGTAGTCAAGAATAGATTCAAATTGTTCGGTCTGAAGTTCGTTTATTTCTAAGAACTGCGCAACGGTTACGTTATGCCACCCCTTCGGTAGTTTGTCCTTCAGCTTCATTAACAACTTTTAACTTTTCAACGGTTTCATTTAGTTTATTTCCGACGTATGCAACGAACGGAATAACAAGTTCTGCGTTTTCTTTCTTAAACAACTTTGTTTTAAAGTCAATATGCGCGTCTGAATAATGTTCGGTTGGTGTCAAGTCAGTACGTTTAAAAATGATTGCCAACATTCGTGCAAGGTAGTTCGCCGGGTCTTTCTTAATTGACTTTTCGATGTACTTCAAATCACGAACGGACAACTTAAATTCTTCTTCAAAAGATTGGTAAGTGTAGCCACCTATTTCAATCGTCTTTGTATAGTTCGGAGTTATTTGTTCACGTGCCGCGTTAAACTCTTTGACGCATTCGCGAAAGTCATTGAAATCCATTTCGTTTATTTCGTTTTCATCTGCACCTAAATAAACAAAAATGTTTATCCACTTTTCAAACGTTTCCGCTTCGTTGTCATTAATAAAAGACGACACCTTTTCAAAGGTTTGAATGTCCATTTCAGATGCGAAATTTTTGATTTCCTTACTACCTATTTTAATCATAACTTTTTTTGGCAAATATAAAAAAAATAACACTTGTTTTTTAATGCTATTCTAAAAGTATGAATAATGATTTACCAGTTTACAAGGTAACTATTGATGAAGAGTATAGTGACGGTCAAGACTTAGGGATTGAACAAGTTGCTTTCACGTCAAAACCAGCCATAATTGTCAAAGGGATGGCGTTTTCTGCGGTTAAAAAAATTCAATTTACTGACGAACCAAAGATGCGAATTGTTGCACCCGCAATGATTCCGTCTGAAATTTACCGAAACGACGAAGGCGAAGAATACTTTGTTGAATTTACGGCTGACGAAATTGAAAACATTCACTTGAAATTTATGGAGGGGTTAAACAATAAAGACCTTTTCAATTTAGAACACGACCAAAAGAAGACCGTTCCAGCTTACATACTTGAAGCGTGGATAGTGGACAACCCAACTGAAGACAAATCTTATTCAAGCTACGGAATCGAAGTACCTAAGGGAACTTTAATGCTGACCGCCCAAGTGACTGACAAAGACTATTATAATAAGTTAGTTGAGAATGGTCAAATCGGTTTTTCAATTGAGGGTTATTTAGGAATGAAACTGAATGCGCAAACAAGTAACAAATTAAATGAATATAGTATGAATTTTCCAGATGGTGAACACCTTATTGAAGGTCAGATTTACGTGGTAAAAGACGGACAAATCGTTGAAATTAAAGAAGCCGCTCCCGAAGTGGTTGAGGCTACTGAAGAAGTAGTTGAAGAAGAAGTGACCGCAACTGAAGAAGTGGTTGAAGAAGAAGAAGAAGTTGAAATGTCAGAAGACAAAGTTGAAGAAACTACAATGGCAGTCGACCCAGTTGCTGACTCTGAAGCGGTTTTAGCAATCGTTCAACCAGCACTTGACGCAATGGCTACTGAATTACTAAAGGCAATTGCTGAAGTTAAGGCAATGATTCCAGTAGTTGAAGAAGAAGAAGTTGAAGAAGTGGCTTTGTCTGAGCAAAAATTCAGCGTCTACGACAGATTCACGAAGTTCAGAAACTTCGATTTAAACAAGTAAATAACAAACAATAATAATAAATACAATGAACAGAAAACTAAAATTCGACTTGGACATTGAAACAAACGCTTTGCTTTGTCCAAACCCAAATGAGTTCTATGGTCGTGCCTATATAACTGAGGACATCGTAGACAATTACAGAACACTTCCGGGTATCAAATCAGCTACTAAATTAGCAAACGTTACTTTCGGAAATATTTTACAAGCGTCAACTTGTAACTTTACTGCACCTGACGATACGCTTAACGCAATTGATATTGACGTTTGTGCATTGTCCGCAATGGCTCAAATCTGTCAATTTGACCTTGAGCAGTCTTTCGTTTCATTACAAATGGCGCAAGGTTCAAACGGTGACTTTACGGTTGCTGCATTTATGAATTATTACTGGGCGGAAATGGCTGGTAAAATCGGTGAAGATGTTGAGTTGCTACGTTGGCAAGGTGACACACTTAGCGAAGACGCTACACTTGGATTGTGTGACGGTTACATTAAGAAGTTTTGTGCTGACTTAGATGTAAACGGAATTAATTCGGTTGCTATTGATTCAACTAACGTGTTGACTGAGATGAATAAAGTTTATATAGCTTTACCAGCTGGAGTAAAACAAAAAAAATCAGACCTTCGTTTTTACATTTCTTCAGACGTAGCGTCTGCTTATGAACTTGCGGCGGCACTTGGTAATTCACAAACTTACGTGACTACTCCACTTCCTTTAACTTACTTAGGAATTAAAGTTGTTGTTTGTCCGGGTATGCCTGAAGACACAATGGTGTTGACACTTCGTTCAAACTTGGTTTACGCATTTGATGCTGAAGGAGATTCTAAAGCGTTGAAGGCAGTTAACTTGTCAGACTCAGTTGCTGAACCTTACTTAAGAACACGCGCGAACTTAAAGGTTGGATTCCATTATACTAACCCGACTGAGATTGTTGTTTACAACGAATGTTTCGGAGCGTAATTAATTAATTAACTAACTAAAGAGGGGAGCGGGTTTGTCCCTTTCCCCTTTTTTAATACTTAAAAAAATGGCTTGTACTATTATCGAAAATATAACTAAAGGATGCGACAACAATCAAGGTGGCATTCAGGCGGTTTACATTCAGTCACAAAGCGAAGTTACTATACCAGTAACTTTCAACGCAACGAACTGGGAGGTAACGTCAATTACAACGGCAACGGATTTTCAACCGTTTGAATTTAACAGAAACACTGGAAGCTACACTGAAGAAGCGGCTATTGATTTAGTGAATGGTTCTTCATTCGTGACGCAAACAATTACTTTAATGTTTCACCGACGTGAAGCGGCAAAGTCTCGCGCTATTAAAATTCTTGGCGAAGGGCAAAGAGACCTTTGTGTTATCGTTAAGGATATGAACGGCACATATTGGTGGTTCCAAGACGTTCAAGTAACTGGATTCGCTGAAGGTTCGGGAACGGCGAAGGCTGACGGTTCTAAGTATTCCGTTACTTTGACCGCTGAATCGGAATTTTTGGCGTACACGGTTGACCCAACAATCATTGCTGGATTACTTCCATAAAATACCAATTTCGCAAACACGAAGACGCCCACTATTACGGTGGGCGTTTTTGTTTTATAACAACTAAGTAGTTTTACCTATTCTTAATTATGATTTACATTGAACAAGGTCAGACAAATCAAATTGTTTTAACGTTGACGGAAAACACAACGATTGTAAACCCATATTGGTTGTTTGAATTTGAGAACGAATACAACACGGACAGCCAACCTATTTACTGGACAATGTCAGATTATTCCGCTTACCCGGAAAGGTTTAATATAT